CGTGCTCAAATGAGAGGAGTGCGTGACAGAAACTTCTTCATCTTCCGTCTTGTCAAACTTTACGCCTGATTTTTAACTCTTATCCAACGCCCTTTTTAACATATGCACCGGGAAAAAGGCTTGTGCCGTATAATCCCTGAAAAATATGGTGCCTATCTTGTCGTAACTAAGCAGAATACAATGGAGATGGCGATATATAGACAAGGTGAATGGCGCTGTGACAATGGTGACGTTGCTTATTGGTTGCCACTTACTAAATTTTCCGAACTCCCCGAAAACGAATAAGCAATGAAACAAGTCAACGCATACCGATGTGAGCATTGCGGAAAGCTCTACCTATCAGAGCGTGCTTGCATCGAACACGAGAACAATCTCTGTTTGAAGAATCCGCAAATCCGACCGTTGTGTTACGACTGCATGAGCTACCGCCCCGCCGACTACAATACGGAAACAATTGAAGTCTACTACGACAACGCATACGATGGCAGCGAAACTGCCGCGCCAAAGGAATTTTCGCCACACAAGTGCGCTATTAGTGGCTGCAAGTTGTACCACAACGTTAAGCTAAGCGAAGAAATGCAAGTCGCTCTTGACGAAGCAAACTACGCGCCAATGCCGAATCTGCGCAATGGCGGTTGTGGCGGATTTGAGAAGTTTGAAGCCAACGAGCATAACAGGCGAGTTGAACGAGAATCACATTTACCTCAACCCGATAGCCGCGCCTACGACTGCAAAGATGTCGCACTTGCGCTACTCAAACATCCCCGTCGTGACATGATAGTGGAGCGCATGGGAATGTACGACAAAGACAAATCGCCGCATGACAATTGCGTTGCTCTCCTCCGAGAGTGTATGAGCAATTGTATTCGGCGCGATGAATTGCGGAAACTTCTAAACGAATAAGCAATGAGCAACAAATCCAAAGCGTCGATGATTATACTCAATAACTTCAGATTCTACGATGAGCCTGGCAGCTGCGGCTTTCAACAACGGTTCGACAAATCTCTACAACGGGGATGAGCTGAACACTGCCTCATGTGGGACGAGTGGCACAAGCGTTGGCGCACAACACCGAGACGCTGCGCCAAATTGTTCAAAAAGGCGCTGACCTACCCCGATGGAACAGAGTTGGTGGTCACTGCCGGAGACTAATCAAAACTCTAAGGCTTCAATAATATCACGTAGTGCTTCTTGAGCTGAAACACCTTTGGCTTTAGCATAGGCAAACAGCTTATCTTTTGCTGATGGAGACAAGCGCATTGATACTGATACAAAGCCTTCAGGTTTCTTCTTTCTCCCGGCTCCCGGTCTGGCACCACCACGACCATTTTTTTTGTTTTCAGATTCCATAATATTTGTGTATATTTGTAATCGGATTAACCCAACAAATAAAGGGCGTCCCTTTCGGGAACTTTAACGCTTTTGCGACCCTTTCTTTGGACTAGAGAGCTACTTCAAAAGTGACCCTTATTCTCCAAATCTTTAAGATGATTTTCACACTCATGGCTTAAAGATTTTGTTGGGTTAACCTTTCTTTTATCGGCATCAGGTATTTCCGTTGTAATCTCTCTTTGATTACACTACAAAGATAAAAAATATTTTTGAATTACGCAATCTAAAATTCAAAAATATTTCAGAAAATCAGACATTTAACTCGATTTAACAGAGACATACCGATGTTATTTTAGTTTATGCAACTCCTTGCGCGACTGGCTTGTTGAGGGCAGTCGCGCTTTTTATTACACCAATCAAACCTTTTACCACCATGCACAATAGGCAGCTAAAAGCTAACACGATTTTGTTACTGTCAATTCGCGTTAGCACAGATAAGGTCATTGAACACATTCATGTTTCTCCTAATGAATAAATCATGGTGCAAGACATATACGGTTAAGTCCACAACGCCAAGCTATACCCCCAAAAATCGACAAAAAAAATGAAAGAGCGTGTTATTATAGGCATTGATCCCGATGTTGAGGCAAGTGGCCTCGGAATCGTTCGGGTAATGCAAGACGGCAAAATCGTAATCAACTATTGCCATCATCCGCTACCGCGCCTGGTGGCCACCATTAAATGGTTGCATGATAAATACTCCCCCGGCATTCCGGTAGACGTATACGTAGAAGCCGGATGGCTAAACAAAGGCAATTGGCACCTCAACCCGCGGGACAATCGGCAACTTGCCGCTGCCAAAGGTCGCCAAGCAGGGCGCAACCACCAGCTCGGACTCGACATTTGCTCGCTTCTTGATGAGTGCAGCATACGCCATATCGAAATTGCACCTTTGACAAAGTGCTGGAAAGGCAAAGACCGTAAGATTACACACGAAGAGCTTCACAGCATAATCAGGAACGCCGACGCTGATGGTATGCCTCGTCAGCGCAGCAATCAGGAGGAGCGTGATGCGCTGCTCATCGCCTGGGTATTCGCCGGGCTTCCGATTCGGTACTAACGGCATTCATCAACGCGACATCTCTCGCAATATCAAAGACATCCACCCTCGCCGGCATATTTAGGCGGGGGTGTTCCGTTTTTATTGGAATTTTACCGAAAGTGTGAAAAACTTTGGGGCTTATTGTATCGAGCATGGAACTTCTCGATTTTATTTTTGCAGCATGGCAAATGCAACCGACATAATCAACATACCGGGAATAAGCGACAGTGTAGACACCGACTTCATCAGTGACATCGGCAACATCGATATACCGGAACTCAACATCGACTTCTTCGACTTCATGCCCCAAGAGGTCGCCGACACCGAGAACCGCTATATCAAGCCTAAACTCGTAGCCATGCACGACGACCAGGTGATGTACGACAACGCAGTGAAGCTCGCCAAAGAGATACACATCGACAAGGGCATCCGCTACGACTGCATCGTTTCCGGTAGCTTTATCTTCGGAGACTTCCTCGAAGCGTTTCTTGTCAATAACAACGCCAAGGCGGTGAGCATGACTATCACCACGCTGAGCCTATCGCAGGAGAATGTTGACAGCCTCAACACACTGCTCACCCACGGCTTCATCGACAATCTAAACATCATCGTCAGCGATTATTTCTACAGCCATGAGCGCCATGCGCTTGTGCCATATATGTACGAACGCCTCGACATCGACAACCGCTTTCAGCTCGCAGTGGCGTTCGTTCATACCAAGACCGTGCACTTTGAGACACTCGGAGGCAAAAAAATCGTGATTCACGGCAGCGCAAATCTCCGTTCAAGTGGCAACTGCGAACAGTTCACCATTGAGGAGAATCCGGAGCTTCACGACTTCTACGAAGAACGCTTCACACCGATTATCGAACGCTTTGCAACGATACGCAAGACAGCACCGCGCCGTCAACAGTGGCGCGATATGACAATTCATAAGTTCAACAAATAAATTCAATCAACTATGGCAAATGGAGTAGACAGCACCAGCAACGGCGGTGGTCATGGCTCGACCATTAAGAGCAGCACCAAGGCGAGCATCCGCGGTTCAATCATCGGACACTACAGCGACGAAATCAAACTCCCGTTTTAGCGGTTCATGAATGGCAGCGAGAGCGTTCATGCCGGCAGCACAATCAAAGCTGAGACTAAAGCATCCTTACGGAGCGAGAGCATTGCACCGTATGGCACAGTTGTGCACTACGCCGGTGGTGGTAGCATCACACTACCTACATCGCGACGGCAAGAGGGAATTGCCTCGAAGAACGAGCGCAAGAAACTGGCAAAAGAGCTGCGCATGGCTCGCGTTTTTGCTCATGCCGGTTACAAAATTGACTTCACGCCTAAAGGAGCGGGCACTCACGACGTGTTCATCAACGGCATTCCGGCAGACTTCAAACGCTTGTCGAGCACAAATAACATCATTAAAGATGCTAAACACGCTATCAGTAAGCAAGGCGCGAAATTGGTGCTGTTTGAATTTACAAGTAGATTTAAAGGAATGCAGCAAGAGCTTAATAGGTTACGCGACAGAGGTATTCATGGTAAATATTTCATCAGCAAGCAAAACAGAATCTATGACTTTTGATAATAGAACAGCCCCGCCGAAGCGAGGCTGAGCCCTGGTGCGTCCCCCGGCATCTAAGTCCGAGTTGTCATGCCCCTGTCACTTTCGTGACGTCACCGCAAAATTACCTAATCCCCGTGATTTACCAAAATTAATATTGCATAATATGGCAAGAAAAACGAAATCCGAACAACAGCCGAATGTCGAGCTGGTTAACAGCATCAAAATTCCCATAGAGCTGGTCGATAACAATGTCGGTCAAATCCCCGACGTGCGCGAGAACCCGCGCGAAATGACCGAGATGGAGTTTAAGAAGCTAAAGAAGTCGCTAAAGCGCGATGCCGCCTACACCGCTTACAGCGAGCTAAAACTCTACCCGCTGAAAGGTCGCTGGGTGACTATCGGCGGCAATATGCGTCTGCAAGCAATGAAAGAACTCGGATGGACGGAGGTCATCGGCAAAGCTATACCGGAAGGCACACCAGCTGAAGTACTCAACCGCTGGATATTGCTCGACAATGCCAACTTCGGCAAATGGGACTTCGATAAGCTCGCTAACGAATGGGAGGAGCAGACGTTCCTCGACATGAACATCGACATCCCGGTGCAGCCCAATGCCGAAGCAGAGGAGACCGCCACCGACGATAATTGCGATCCCGACGCGCTGAAGCCAAAGCAACCGCGCTCACGCCTCGGCGACATCTATGTGCTCGGTCATCACCGCCTGATTTGCGGAGACAGCACAAAGAGCATATTTCTTGAGGCGCTTATGGGCAACGACCGTGCCGACATGATCGTTACCGACCCGCCATACAATGTGAATTATAGGGGGGGGACAGCCGACAAACTAACAATCGCTAATGACAATATGGAAAGTTCGCAATTTCAAGATTTCCTTGCCGATGCCTTTGCAGTAGCCGACAAGCACCTCAAGCCCGGTGGCGCGTTCTACATTTGGCACGCCAGTTGGGGGGTAAGTGACCTCAATGCAGCAGTCCGCCGCACAGGTTGGGACATAAAGCAAACTATCATATGGAATAAAAACGCCCTCGTGCTCGGTCGCCAGGACTACCAATGGAAACATGAACCATGCCTCTACGGATGGAAAGACGGAGCATCGCACTACTTCGCTCCGCGTCGCGACCTCGTCACCATGCTCGAAAACAAGCCCGACATCGAAGCGCTGACAAAGGACGAGCTGAAAGCCATCGTAGACAAAATCTATAATGGCGACATCCCCACCACCGTAATCGATGAAGCCAAGCCCCTGCGCAATGCCGAGCATCCAACCATGAAGCCGGTGCCGCTCATTGGCAGGCTAATCAAGAACAGCAGCCGACCGGGAGAGATTGTGCTCGATATGTTCGGCGGTAGTGGCACAACGCTCATCGCAGCCGAGCAGCTGGGACGCAAATGCCGAATGGTGGAACTCGATCCCATCTACGCCGATGTGATAATCAAGCGATGGGAGGAGTTCACCGGAGAAAAAGCACAATACGTAGGTAATTGTCTTGAAAACAGCACGGAATCAAATTCATAACAGCACAAAAATGGCAGCAAAAGACATCGTAAAATATCAATACAAGCCGGGGCAGAGCGGGAACCCGTACGGACGCAAAAAAAATCGCGTGGTTAACGAATGGCTACCGGCATGTTTTGGCAAAAAACGCGCCAAGGCAATCTCCGCATTGAAGCAAGAGGAGGTGGACGCATGGGAGCAGCTAATGCTTGCGCTCACAGCCGGAGAAATCGCAATCATAGCCAAGTGGGACGGCTCGCCGATTTATGCCAAGAACCTCGCTATGTCGATACTTTGTGACACTAAAAACGGCACAACAAAGACCATCGACAAACTGCGTGAACGCCAATACGGGAAACCGACACAGAAAATCGAACTTACAGGTGCTGATGGCACGCCACTCATGCAGCCAAAGAGCATGACGCAGGAAGAGGCGCGTGCGTTCATCGCCAAACTGGAGAACGACTACTAACGATGGCAGACGTGGCACCACAGTATAACGAATGCGAACTAATACGCAGGTGGGTGGAGAGCGACACGCTCAACTTCACCCGCTATTGCTTCCGCCACACGAGCGGAGGCAAGCAGTTTATTGTTGGTCGCCATCACCGCCTCATTTGCGATAAGCTCAACGATGTGCTGCAGGGTAAGACACGCCGCTTGATTATCAACATAGCACCGCGCTACGGCAAAACGGAAGTCGCAGTGAAGAACTTCATCGCAATGGGGCTGGGTATAAATCCCGCCTCGCGCTTCATCCACCTAAGCTACTCAGGAACGCTGGCGCAAGACAACAGCGTAGCTATAAAAGACATCATCAACTCGGAAGCTTACAGCGCAATCTTCCCTACGCGCATAAAATATGGCTCCGACACGAAAACGAAGTGGGAAACCGAGCAGGGAGGTGGCGTTTATGCCACGTCAACGCTCGGACAGATTACAGGCTTCGGTGCCGGTGCTGTCGATGTGGAGGGCGAGCCGTACAGCTTCAGCGGAGCCATTGTAATCGATGACCCTATCAAGCCTGAAGATGCGCTCAGCGATGTGGAGCGCGAAAAGGTCAACCGCCGATTCGAGACCACCATCCGCAACCGCGTGAACAGCCGTAGCACGCCGATTATAATCATCATGCAGCGACTCCACGAAAACGACCTTTGCGGTTACTTGCAAGCACTTGAACCCGACACATGGGAAGTGCTGTCAATACCGTGCCTGGAGGTCGATGAACGCGGAGAGGAGCGCGCACTATGGCCGTTCAAGCACACCGTCGAGGAGCTACACAAAATCGAAGCAGCCAACTCGTATGTGTTCGACACGCAGTATATGCAGAACCCCAAACCGATAGAGGGCTTGATGTATGCCTCGCTGCGCACCTACGAGATTATCCCTCCCGACAAAGGCATCCGAAAGAACTACACCGATACAGCCGACACCGGAGCCGACTTCTTATGCTCGATATGCTATGTCGAGACCAAGACGGCAATGTACATCACCGATGTGCTCTACACCAACCGAGCCATGGAGTACACCGAGCCAAAGACCGCGGAGATGCTGCTCCGCAACGACACTCAGCGCGTCAAGGTCGAGAGCAACAACGGCGGGCGTGGATTTGCACGCAACGTTGAGCGATACGTCCGCGAGAACGACACGAAGACCGCGCGACGAATGCACTTCAAGACGTTCACACAGACCGCCAACAAGCAGGTGCGAATATTCTCGCGCAGTGCCGAGGTGCAAAACCTCATATACTTCCCCGCCGATTGGGAATCCCGATGGCCACAATTCGCCAACGCCGTAAAGAACCACCGCAAAGAGGGAAAGAACCTCCACGACGATGCCCCCGATGTGCTCACCGGCATGACCGAGGACTTCCGCAAAGCTCCGGAGCAGCTGAGCGATGAGCAGCTGAAACTGTACGAAGATTTGATATACTAACTAAATCGCAATATAACATGGACATAAACGAAATCATCAATCCAAGCCGCACACCGGGCGCAATCATCACCGACTTAAAGAGGAAGTCGATAGTCGTTCCCGAATGGTCGAAGCTCGAAAAAGAGTACGATCCGAGCAAACATCCGGTAATCGTTGACCCGACCTACACCGACAAAATCAAGAAAGGCTCGATTGAACGTGTGACGCGCATCACGCTCGGCTGGATGAAGCTTGCAGTAAAGCGCATGACAGAGCTGATATTCGGCATCGACGTTCAGCGCGTCTACAACGACCACGGCAACGAAGATGAGAAGCGAGCAGCGCGCATCCTCGAAGCAATCTACGCCAAGAACCGCATCAACGCGCGAAACATCGACCGCGGGCGCTGGTACTTTGCTGCGTGCGAGGTCATGACGTTGTGGTATGCTCAGGAGCAGCCGACACAGTATGCCGGAGAGCAGAGTCGCCTGAAAATACGCTGTCGCAATTATTCGCCGTTCTCCGACAACGCCAAGCGCAGCGAGAGCATCTACCCGCTCTTCGATGAGTACGACGACTTGATAGCATTGAGCGTGGAGTATAATCGCACCGAGGGCGACATCACGGTTACTTACTTCGAGACCTACACCGACACAACACACATCCGCTGGCGCTTATCGTCGAGCGATGCCGAGGAGATGCTGCGCGAGACCTACGAAATCGGCAAGATACCGGCTATCTATGCCCACCGCTCCGAGCCGATATGGGAAGACCAGGCGCGCAATGTTTTTGAAGTGGAATGGGCACTATCGCGCAACGGCAACTACATCCGCAAGAACAGTCGCCCGACATGGGTGGTGGCCACCGATGAAGAGATTGAAATCGGCACGGAGTCCAACAATGATAACGACGGTCGCAACGTGCTCCGTTACCCCGCTGATGCCAAGTACGGCTATGCCACATGGCCACAAGCAATCGACTCCCTCAAGTTCCACACTGAGGAGATGAAGCACGAATACTTCATGCAGCTGCAGCTCCCCGACATGTCGATGGACAACATGAAAGCAACGCCGATGAGCGGTGAGGCGCGAAAGATGGTGTTTATCGATGCGCAGATGAAAGTAAAAGATGAGAGCGGTGCATGGCTGGAGTTCTTCGACCGCGAGACGAACGTCATCAAGGCGCTCGCATCAAAGGCGTTCCCATCGTTGGCAGCAGCGTTCGACCGCCTCGAAGTGGAGCACCGCATAACGCCGTATCAGATACGCGATGATGCCGAGAAGTTCCAGAACCTATCCATCGCCACCAATGGCAAGCCGTTCATGAGCCAGCGCACAGCCATAAAAGAGGCTAACTACGTTGACGACATCGATGGCGAACTTGAACAGCTGGAAGCAGAGCAGATGGCTGATGTAACCGAACCCACCATTTAACACACTGGCCGATGTCGAAGAAACTCACATCCGAAGATTTTGATAGCTTGCCGGAGGAACCCGACAGCGAGCAAATCGCTACCATTTCCCTAAAGAACTGGCGCGAACAGCTGAAAGCGAACAATGCTCTCGAACAGAGAATAACACAACTCATCGACAATGCCGTTAAGGAGGCGGCACGCCTCGGTCGTAGGGTGAAAGTCGAAGACATCGGTCGTGCATTCCAAAACAATCCAACACTCCGCAAGGCGCTTGTAACGGAGATGAAGCATCTCGCCAAAGAGATGACGGCCACAATCGAGACAGGCTCGAAAGAGGCATGGATGCGCGCCAACTCCGGAGCCAGCGAAATCATTGCGCAGTTGGCTGCTGGCAATGCTGCGCTCGCCGCCATACTGCAAGCCGAGCAGAACAAACCGCAGAACGACCGCGCGCTCATCGCTTTCCAGCAGCGCGAAGTCGCCGGCATGAATCTCAGCGGGCGAGTATGGAACATCGTGAACAATACGCAGCGCGACCTTGAGCGCGCTATCGAGGTGTCGCTTGCAGAGGGAACACCGGCACAGAAACTCAGTCAACGAATCCGCCAACTTCTTCAGGAGCCAAATCGCTTATATCGCCGTGTGCGCGATGCCGATGGCAACCTAAAGCTGAGCCAGGCAGCACAGCAATACAATCCCGGTCGAGGCGTTTATCGTTCAAGCTATAAGAATGCCATGCGACTTGCGCGAACGGAGGTGAACATGGCATACCACACTGCCGACAACGAGCGCTGGACAAAGTCGTGGTGGGTGAGAGGCATCCGAATATGGCTGAGCAACAACCACACCATCAAGGACAGCAAAGGCCACCGCGTGCCACTCGTTGACATCTGCGATGACCTCAAAGGCGATTATCCTGCCGACTTCAAATTTACAGGCTGGCACCCGCAATGTAGGTGCCTGGCAACGGCTATCACTGTTGACTACGCCACCATCCGCGACTACTATCGGAGAAAGCGTGCCGGAGAGGACATGAGCGGTTACACTCCGCCCGGCATGATTACAAAAACGCCGGAGGCATTCAATCGTTGGCTTGAAACCAACGCCGACCGCCTGAGCGCAGCAGCAACCAAGGGCACAACGCCGTACTTCATCCGCGACAATGCAAAGTACACCAACCCGAACTATGTGCCACCGGAGCAGCGCGATGAATTGGAGGCTGCTCTCGGCATAAAGAGAGGCGCACCGATGTCGTTTGAAGAAGCCAACGAAATGCGTGGCAACCCGCACTATTCAGAAGCAGAATCATATCGCGTCAACTGCCAAACTTGCGTTGTGGCTAACGAGTTGCGTAGACGCGGGTTCCCAGTTGAAGCTCTTGCCAACACCAAAGGAAGTACATCGGAGTTATTGTCACGTGCAACCAATATGGCATGGGTTAACGATGAAGGTGTTGCTCCGAATAAAATACATATTGGCGGTCGCGTAACAATGAAGGGCACATCAATTATTTACCCGAAAGTTAATTGGAAGCAGTTCTCGGAGGCCACCAAAGACCCCGGTCGTTATCATGTCAATTGGAAATGGAAAGGCAAGCGAGATGGACATGTCGTTACATTTGAACGTTTCGAGGATGGCACTGCACGTTGGTATGATCCTCAGAATGGAGCGGTAAACTTTATGACAAAGGCATACGCTGCTCGCTTTAACACGATGGAGGTTCTTCGTGTTGACAACCTTATGCCGAACCCCGATATCTGCTCCAAGGTTCTTGCTAAGTCCGGTAGCAAGATTATCGGTGGCGAAGCAGCAACAGCGCGAGGTATGCTTGGCAAGCCATCAGAAGATTTAATTGCATTGCGTAAACAAGCATTGCAATCAGATGCTTTCAGATTATCAACAGAATTTAGACATGGCAATACGCTGCGCACAAAGCAATTATATCTTTATAAGAAGCCGTTGGAGCGCATCATAAATCATTGTTCAAATGCAGAAGAAATTAATGCTGTAAAATATGCTATGAATAATATAGATGTTTTACGCTATCGGCGCACTCGCCCACTTGGTGACAATAAAGATATGAGCGCATCCAAGGATAGGAAGAACCTATACAGAAAGCGTAAGCGTGGTGTTGAAGAATATATTGAATATGAGTTTGAATATAATGGCACTACATGGCTGTTAGGTATGGAGCGTCATGTGGCTAACTTTGAACAGCCATATTACATATACAAAAAATGAGCACCCCGCATAGTGCTCTAATACACTCTAATGCCAAGGGCGCTCACTGCAAAATTACAACAAAAATTTTAAGTGCAAGCTTTATGACTAAAAAAAATTTAAAACAAGCTCAAGAAATCGCGCGAGCCAGCATTTACGATGGTGCAACACACCTCGGCAAATGGAACGGCTACGAAGTGTACGAGCCGACATACGATGATGACGTTGTGCGCTACACCGGCTTCCCGCAATTTATCCTCGCCAAAGACGGCGTCATGCGATGG